ATTGCAGTTATTTTTAGTATTAATTTCTTTGTACCACCATCTAATTCTTGAAATGCACTAGCCCATTCTGTCACCTTTAATATGATAGGTTGTATAGCTTCAGCAATCAAAGCACCCATCTCTATTTTCATTCCTTCGATGGCTGACTCCATCTTTTTAACTTTAGCGTGGGTAGTATCACCCATAGCTATAGCCATTTCATTTAATCGAGTAGTATTAGTTTGATACTCTTTAGTTAATTCAGCTACTTTATCTTTATTTTTAGCAAGAATAAGTATTTGATTGGCTGCTGTTACTCCAACGAGTTTTTGGGCTTGCTCTAAGCCGAACTGACCTTGAGTAACTAAATCTAAAATTTCCGTAAAAGACCTTCCTTCTTTATGTAACTTCATAAAGACTTTACGAAGCCCTGTACCAGCCTTAGACGCTTTAATACCATTATCCATTAGAACACCCATCATTGCTGAGAGTTCTTCTAATTCTACTCCTACAGCGTTTGCTGAAGCCCCAGCGTGTCCGAAGGCGGTAGAGAATGTACTAAGTTGAATTGATGAATTGGCTGCGGCGGAAGCTAAAGTGTTTGCTACACTTGCTGCATCGCTTGATTCTAATTGAAAAGCGTTTATTGAAGATGCAACGACATCGGCTGCAAGAGATAAATCTTCTCCCGTTGCTAAGGCTAAGTCTAATATAGATTTCTCCATATTTTTAATAGCAGTCGGGTCGAAACCTTTACGACCTAATACTAATTGAAGGTCAGCGACTTGTAAAGCAGTATATTGTGTAGTCGCACCGAGTCGTTTAGCTTCGTCTGTAAGCATTTTAAACTCGCCTACCGTAGCCCCAGTAACCGTATTAACCTTCATCATACCATTCTCAAACTTAGAGAAGGTATCAAAGGCTGATTTACCTAAAGCAGTTAAAGGTGCTGTAACACCAAACGATAACAGAGAACCCATACGAGCTGCACCTGAAGCGAATTTAGCTAACGATTTATTAGCTTTACCTAATCCAACTTCTAGCCCCTTAATATTGGCTGCTACAATTATCGAGATGGTTTTAATCGAACCCATTACTTTTGTTTTTTGAGTAGTATTTTCTTATGCCTAGCTACGTCCCTTTTTATTTCTTCAGGGGTAGCTATTCTAATATTCTTTTTAGCCCTTTGATTATCCCAAGGAAAAGGTAGTACATCAGTAGGTCTTAGTTTCTTTTTAGAGTGAGGCATTAAGCAAGCAAGCATAATTGTTCTTGTTCGCTCCCAAGAGTCTTGATTTGATTTAGTGTGATGCTCAGAGAATCCTTTTATCTTATTGTTAAAAGAACGAGGGGTCAATTCATATAATCCTTCATACGATAACCCCATCATTCCTAAACCTATCTCTTCGAGTTTATCCCAATCAATATCCTCGCCATCGTCATCAATTTCCTCACCCTTTACTACTTTCCCTCGTCTTGAGGTTGGTCTAATTGGAACGCTTCAAATATTTCGTTTATCTTAGAGAAATCTTCATTATCTATCCACTCTTCAATGTCAGATATTTTATAATTAAACTTCTCACCAATACTTTTAGCCCCGTATTTTAAACCGTAATAAGCTATAATCCCTATGTGGTCTATCTCCGTACCTAGTAAGTTTAATTGGTTTAGCTTTAATTTACACTTTCCGCAAATCTCCTTTAAACATAAATAACTAAACCTAATTGGTCGGTTTTTACCACCTAACTCTACCTTTTTCATATTTTCTACCTTTTACTTTTAAATTATGCTCTAACTAAACCTGCTGTACCTGTAAGAGAAACAGAGAATGTAGTATTTTCTTCTACACCTGCATCTGCTGATACGCTTGTAATAAAAGCAGAACCCGTATAAGTTTCAGAGTCTACAGTAAATACTGCTGCTACCGCTGCTCCAGCTATTAAAGCATCGAAACAATCAGCCATAGAAGCATTTGTTGATGTTAAATCTACGAAAGCATCTCCACTCATTTCCCAAGATTTTAAACCTCCAAGTGACTCAGACCAGCCAGCACTTGATTTTGTTGTTGAATCTCTTAAATCCATACTAACAGATAATGAAGCTGATGTTGCGTGTGCCATTACTTCACCCGCTACACTTAATGTTACTGCTGTTGCGTTTTGAATTGCCATTTTATTTAGTTTTTAATTATTAGACAGTTAAAAATTATGTTTTTGTAGAACTTTTCAGCACCCTTAAAATATTCATCGTCTAAGGTTTCAAACCTAAACTTTGCAGTATAAGATATGCCATCTTCGGTGTAAGTCACCTCAAACAAATCTAAAGCGTCTACAGCAGCTTTAGCTTGATTGTATGTTGTTAGGTAGTCATCAGAGAAACAAGCTAGTCTTATCGAAACATCGCAAGAATTTAATGAGTTACCTTTTGAAATAAAATTACTTACATTCATTATCTCGAATGTAGTTGCTGGATATAACACACCTTGAGGTATAATAACAGGAAACACCTTATTACTTCCGTTAGCGGTTGTAAAAGCTGCTGTGTCTTGTAACTTAGTTACTATTTCCTTTCCTATTACTGCGAACATATCTTACTTAAATCCAGCTTGTTTAATCATTTTGTCTAGCATCTTCATCACATCTCTTTGTGCTGTTTTTGCTATATCAGAACCTTTTTGTTCTACAACCTCTTTTGGGAAATCGTGCATAGGTCTTATTCTACCTACTGACTTTCCGCTTTTGTGAAACCTCTCTTTAGTTCCCTCAATTAACATTGCTGGAAGGTTTTTACTTTGCTTCCCTTTAACCCAAGTAGGATTAAGTCTTTTTGTTATAGTACCTACATATATACTTGGGAATTTAGACTTTTTAGCTGTCTTTAAACCAATCGAGTCTGCTATTGATTTCCCTACTATTTTAGTTTTAGTCGAAGCATCATATCTTTGACCTGGTACTTTATTCTTTGTTCTGTACTTATATTTACCTTTTAAAGCCTTTTTAGCCTTCTGAGCTGCTGGTCTTAGAGATTTATTAACTAACGACCTTGACTCTTTTGCCGAATAACCTAGCTTCTTTAAAGCACGTTTAACTTCATTTAAGCCTTCTACCTTTATTCTGTTAGGATTAGATTTTGGCATAATTAAAGTTTTTTATACAGGTGAATCGGTTGGTAAATCTTGCTTTACAAAAACCTCAATAAACTCTTTCCTAGGGTCTACAACGAATCCTAGTATATCAAACTTGTTTCCCGAATCTACTTCCTCTATAATCCAATCAGACTTCATAGTCTTTGTTTCTGAAGAGTATCTAATCGTATAAACAAATCTCGAATAAGATTGCAACTCGTTACCCTCAAACTTCTCCTTAACATCTCTAAGCGATTTTACGTTCTTATTAGCCCATACAGTCGTGTGAGTAGAGAAAGTACTTGTAATACCACCAAATCCATCTTGAGATGGAGATTTTGATTTAAGGATGATGCGTTGGTTAAACTCACCAGCTTGTATTTTACTTATGAAAGCCATCTAGTGATAACATTTATAAGGTTGAAGTAATATCTCAGAAGCCATTGGAAATCTTCGTTTCCTATCCTCTCTGAAATAGTACATATCGCTTACAATTAATTTAATCGCTTGCTTGATAGCTTCAGGTACATCTGTATCTGCATCTCCAAACCCTGTCTTAAATTCAAACCAAAATGAATTAGCTAAATCGTCTTTTAATGTAGGACTCGTAAAGTCACTATTCAAATAAACTATAGATGGGTTAGAATAAGCGTCTATATACGCATCCGCTGACTCTTGTTCATCTCCAGCCGAATCAATCCAATGTATAGGATTATTTTCACCTTGAGTCTTTAAAACACAATCAGGGTAAATTAAAGAAGCTACACTTGTCACACTATTAAAGTATAAACTATATTCGTGTGTAATAAAGTGGCGATTACAAAAGTGTTCAGCCATCTCTGTTGCAGCATCTATATACACCCCTAATAAATCATCTTCATCCGAGGTGTCAATTCTAAGGTGAGATTTAATATCAGCAACCGATACTACCTTAGTAGATGGGTTATCGACTAAAACTAAATCGCCTTGTATGTTTGTGTTCGGGTTAAGATACATATATTGAGTTATAAAAGAGTAATAAAAGGAAAGCCCCGAAGAGCCTTCCGATATATTAAGTAATTATTACGCTGATTGTGTTAAAGAAGTCGCTTTAACGAAAGCACCAGCCTGAGATACGCCCCAGTCGATGTATTGGTTTACGATTAATCTAACCTCTCCGTTGATAGCTTTGCTATAAGGGTCTACAGTAATATCTAAACCACCGAACATCCCGATAAACAACTTAGAGAAATCTCCGAAAATGAAATCTGCTGATACAGCTCCATCACTTGTACAACCATTAGTGTAGTAAGTTGGATAACCATTCACTAAGTTTCCTTGTACACCAGCTGAAACTGCTGCTACTTGAGCTGATTGCTTCAAGTCTTTCATTAATTTTGGGTTAGCTACATAAGCTAAGTTTCCTTGTAAACCTTCATTAACTGCTAATACAGATTCAGCTTCAATAAAATCGGTCATAATAGAAGCGTTTGCAGCGTAAGTACCAGCTTCAGTAAATGTTCCTACACCTGAGGTAGCTGCAATAGCACCTGGGGCAGAAGTTACATCGGCAGCAGCGAACATTGCGGCATCAATCTTTGCACCAGCAGCACGACCTAAATCAGCTACGATTGCTTGTTGTGCGCCCATTCCGTTTTGCAATAAAAGTTGCTTAGAAATATCAACATAAGAAGATAATCTAATTGGCGTTAAATCTAACTTACCAAATACAGCACCACCATCAGCAGCAGCGTCTACTTCACCTTCCCAAGCTACAGCTTGTTTCCCTGTAATTGGTAAACGAGTGTCAGCAGAAAGTCCAGTAAGGATATTTGCACCTACTTGATTGAATACAGAAGCCTCACGTAAAGCCTCTTGGTAGCCCATTACTACTGTTGGAGCAATACCTGAAGCAGTTTGTGTTACTTCGGCACGTTGCTCTAGCAAACGAGAAGGAATACCTAATCCGTTGATTGTACGACCAGCTGCTCTAGCTTCTGCTACAGCTTCATCGTGTAATTCTTTTTCAACACCATCTAGTGTGTTGTTCATAAAACCTGATAAGGCTTTGAATAATGAATAGCCTCTTACTTCAGATGACTTATCTTTGTTTTCCATAATTTCTACTTTAGGGGTTTTTGTTGCGATTTCCGCATTTAAAGACTCTTGGCGTTCAACCGTTTCGATGTCTTTTTTTAATTTGTCGATAAGATTCATTTTCTCATCGTAAGAAGATTGCTCATCTTCAGTAAAGTCACGAGCCTCAGTTTTACAAGCCTCTAACATAACATTAGCTTCTTGAATTAAACCAGCACGTTCTTGACGTAATTCTACAGAGTTTTCCATCTTTAAAATTTGCTTTTTAATTTTAATTCGTTTTGTAATTGATTGATTTTCCTAAGTGTTTCTTCACTATCGCTATTAATTTTAGCCTCTAATTCTTTAGCATCTGTTTTAATTTGCTCTAAAGAACGTAAAGCTACATCAGTATTAGCGTAAGCACCAACACCAACAATAGAAACATCAAACAATCTTCCGATTTTAGTTATGTTCCTCTTATATACATCACCCTCTTCCTTCCATTCATCTTCCTCTACCGTAAAGGCAAATGATGATTCATAAAGTAAGCCTCTACGCATTAGTTCTGCGACATCTCTACCCGTAGAAGTGTTTGGTAATGTTCCATCGTATCTTAAACCTCTTTCATCAAGTGAAAGTTTTAATGTACCACCTTGATTTCTATCTAAGATAGCGTTCATATCGTGGTTGTAAGTTAAGATTACATTGTCATCTAATCGACCATCAAAAGCACCACGAGAAATAGTTTCGTAAAAACCTAAATCTCTACTTTCGTGTTCAAATAATGAAGCGTACCCACTAACATTGATTACGTCTGAACTTTCATCCATTCGTACTTCGCAGTCGGTAGAGTAAACTCTAATTTCTTTGTTATTTTTCATCTTCATTAATGTTTTCGTTAAGTTCCTCTCTTGATGTAGATTCTCCTAATCGGTTTATAGGTAGCATATTAGATTGCATATAGTAATCCTCAGAAGCACCACCTACACTATTTAAGTCCTCAAGTTTTCTAACCTC